GTCACAAACTGAAGCGGCAGCTGATCACGTAAAACACAGCCAACACCATAAATGGCATTGGTAGGCAGCGGGTAAAGGAAAATCCTCCCAAGCGGCCACGCCGGATCATAATAATAAGCTCCCGGAAAACTCACCATGCCCTTCAGCGCAATTCTCGCATAGTCCGCCATGCTATCCAGTCCATACAGCGGATAATCAATCGGGAGCCCTCCAGACTGCCCTGGCTGTCTCAAGAAGACAGCCCTTATCCGTCGCGGAGCGACGGATAAAGATTGAGTCGGAGATACCGCAGTATTATCTGGCCCAGTCTCAAACCCACCCAGCACACCAGCTCCCGGTCCAATTGGAAAATAATAAACAGGGCGAGCCGGTGTCCCCTGATCGGGATCAGTAGGTAGCACACTCGTATCCACCTGCTGGACCGTAATAGTCCTCTGCCTCCATACCAGAAAACTGTCTTCACCCCATTCCTGCAACATCCACTGGAGTCTAGCCCAAGCATCCGCAAGCTCCTCCCCCGTCGGACTCTGCCCCTGACCCAGCGCACCGCACTCCTTCAGCGCGGCATTGCAAATATCATTGACAGAAGTCGCTAACGGAGTCAGCTGGGACATTTACGCAGCCTTTCCAGGAGTCGAAGCCGGCTTGGAGTCGGGCACCACCTTGCCCTTCATTTCCTCAATCTGCTTCTTCAGTGCAGCAATCTCCTCCGATTGCAGCTCATGTGTAGTCTTGGGCGGTGCTTTCAAATGAGTCTCCGGATTGGCTCTAAGCGCCTGCGCCTCCGTATAGTGCCATCCGAGCGCAACCATCTCCTCTTCCTGAGCCTCGCTCTCCACAATGACATTCTTCACTCCCCAAACAGCTCCCGCATATTTGGGCTTCCCCGTCTCATCAAACACCGGCCTGCTATCCCGATCCGTGACCAGAATGCCCTGCGAAATACAGTGCAGCTCCCCCTTCGGATGATACAGCATCTTGGGATACTGCACCGGCCCCTCGTAAATAGAGAGCCCATCATTACTCACTGCCTGGACATTAGCCTTATTCGTCTCAAACAGTCCTCTATCCTCCATCGAATGATAAATGGAGTACACTTTATTCATCCTATTTCTTGGCATCACTTCTTCTCCTTATGTCTCTCAGCCCTGGTCATCTCCCCACGCTTCACGCCCTTCGCCGTCGGCTTATTAGTTCCCTTCTTCAGCTCCCCAGCTTTCTGCAGTGTGGACGTCGCCACAGCCCAGGGATTGACTCCTGGGCTTGTCTTCTTGATCGCCTTAACAGCGTCCTCCAGAATTTTGGGCATCTCACACCTTCTTCGGCGGCGGCGCAGCGGGTTTCGCCGGCGCAGGAGCAGGCGTAGCAGGCTTCTTCACCTCCACAGACTTCTGAATAGATACAGTGGTCTTCACCTCCGGAGCTTTCGGAATAGGCGGAGGCATACGCTGCTCAGGCCTCAAATCAGGGATAGCAATCCCATTCGACACCGAAAACGCTGATCCAGCCGTATTGACCGCCTCCAGCTTACAGTCAATGGTACTGCCAGCATCCGCTGGAGTTAGACTATACTCATTGGAGTCTGTCCCAATATTCGTACTTACATCTCTCCTAAACTGGTAATGATAGGTATCAGGCTCACCCGTCCACTCACCCATCGTACAGTTCAACACACTCCCAGTCTGACTCAAATAGGGAGCATGTTTGACAACTGGAGCCATCAACGGCTTATCCGGAGCTGATGGCTCCATACTGGGATGCGGCTTATAGCCATGGCTCGTCGCCTCAGCCCTCTCCTCGGCATCATACACAATACACTGTCGTGGCCCATCATAGAGCATCATCGGGTACTTCGCACCGACTTCCGGCATGTCCTCCTCCTCTACTGGCTCGGGAGGCCAGAATTGGCCTCCCATCTCATCCAGCTTCTCAAACCAGAGGGTCTGCGCAGCAGACCCCCTTCTTGTTGGTGGCTTATATGACATCCGCCACAACCACGGCCCACTCTGGCCTGATCCACAGATACCCATACAGAACATCCAGTCTGGTAATCAGCTGGTCAGTCCCGATAAAGTAATCCGTAATCATCCTCATGCTCACCCCATCAAACTGCTCACGTGCAACCGCGTGAACACCCTCTGGAGTCTCCAGATCCGCCGTAGCCAGCGTGACCGCTTCCGGAGCGAACACAAAGTTCTTCCGGTAGACAGAGGACGCCGCCAGCCCATTGGTCGGATTGACTGCAGCCCCATTCGCCGGGCTTGCCGTCACCGTCTGATACTGAACCGGCAGTCCACCAGAAGGCGGCACAATAGCCGGATACAGATTCAGTACAGTCCCGCCAACCGCAAGCGGCTGCGTGACCACAAACTGCTCCAGCTGCCCAGTGGTCTGCTTGGTGATCCTATTCACCTTAAACACACCAGCAATGGTCACAATGTCGCCCACCGCCAGCGTGCTCGCAGCCGCCGCAACCGCAATCGCCAATCCAGTCTGATTGGCCCCATTGACTGTCAGAGAACCTTGCGCCATCGTCCCAGACGTATGGGTGATGACGGTCTGGTCCTTCATCCAGATGAAACCGAGCGCATCATACATGCGTCCGGTCACATACTGCCGACCAATCTCCGGTGCCGGATTCAACAGTCCAGCCAGCGTTGCAACCATCCTGGCTTCAGTCACCGGATTATTGACAACCTTCCGGTTCTCAATCGGCCCGGAATTGTTGTCCAGGTTGGCACCGGCCAGCAGATAAGTCGCTGCAATAGGACTCAAAATATTCTGACTCGCATCCTGGTTGGCCACAAGATTGCAGATCCCACCTTCAGCCCCTGACATAATGTCCGCGGCCACAGACCCAGCCAGGTTGTTCACCGCCGGAGCTAAAATCCTCCGCGAGAAATCATCCAAACTGAGGGTCCGCTCTTGGGTGGTGAACGCAATATCGACATGCTTCTGCGTCGCCATGGTAAGCGTCGTATTCTGCTCCGCAGTATCCTGCACTGACAGCGCCGGACCCGTGGTAACAATGTAGTCGTTCGGCAGCCTAATCCTCAGTGTATTACCGATCTTGGCCCCGGCCACGGCAAAGGAGTCATCATATTGCATGTCCACATTTTGCAGAAACGCATTACTGTTCTTCCAGAGTCTGACCGCCTCTCTCGTGATCAGATTAATAGTAAGTAGTGTATTAGCCATCATAGCCTCCGTCCTTCGGCCGGAGGCTCGAAGGAGCAGCCAGTAACGGCAGTAGAGCGACTACCAGATAGCTCTACAGGGTAAACCCTGTCACAGGGATCACAGTTCCCAGGGACTGGTTAGGAGGCAGGAGCCCTAACCTCTCCAGCAGGACTTTTCAGTCCAGAAACCTCAGCCCTCCCATGTGGCCGCCATCACGGCCCACATTTGCGCTCCCTGCGCCTCAGTGATTGCCACCGAGTACATGCGCTTGACCTCAGGATCAGTCGCCGCTTCGCGCTCCTCGTGACAAGTGTCGATAAACGCGGCTGCGGTCCTCTTCAGGGCGGCGACCGTCTCGTCGCCACCAGGATTAAAAGTCAGCCTTACAGCCTTTTCCCCAAAAGTCACCTAATCCTCCTCTCGGCTGCCTGCTTATTCCGCGCATTCATCCAGTCGTCAATCTTCATCTCGGCTCCCCTCTCTGGATCATCCGGCTTCGTCGTCGTCACCGGACTAGTGCTCCCGACTGGCCTAATCGGTTTGGGAGCCTTGCTCGGCTCTCCTCCCTTGCCATCCGCCAACTTCCCCACCTCCATCGCCATCTTCATTGGGCTCAGCCCCAGTATCCTCGACGCCAAATTCAAGTCCGCCCCCAGCCTATGAATAATCGCCTCCGCTTCCCCCGTCTCTAGAGCCGCCTCCAAAAACAGATTATAATTCTGAAGACTTCTGGCATCCGTCTGATCCACCAGCTGCGTCAACCCACTCAGTCTCACCTGCCAATCCGGATACTTAGCAGCCCCTCTATTCGCAGCATCATTGCACCTCGTATTGAAAGCCGTCTGGTTTGCAACCAGCGTAGCTCTCTCATTAATCATCTGGTCAATCTGGGCAGGCGTGAACGCCTGCCCCGTCGCCGGATCAATCGTCTGCTGCCCTCCCGCCGCTCTCGCCTCATAGTCTCTCAGCCGGGCAGTGAGCTTCGCAACTCGATCAACTGCACTCTTAGGCCAGACGCCTGAAGGAGTGTGAGGGGAAGGAGTGGGAGAAGGAGGTGCCCCCTTATCCTTCCCCTCTTCGACAGGAGACTCCTGCGTACGAGCCTCGACCGCCGCTTCGGAGGGCTGGGGGGAGTCACCAGCACCATCCGAACCTTGGCCCGTCGCGGAGCGACGGTCCAAATCATCGTTATTGTTCTCAGGGTCCACTTAATTTCTCCTTATTCCTGCTGCTTCCCAAGCATCTTCACGTCTCCCCATCTGCAACGACCTATCCAAAATCAGCGCCTCATGAATCTTTTCTCTCGACTCCTCATCAATCCCCGGAGCCGCAGCCGGATCAAGCATCCTAGCCAGCACCACTCTCGCTGCCTCGACACCCTTTCCCCAATTATGTTCCAGATAAATCTGCTCCAGCTCCTTAGCTGTCGCATCCGGAAACTGCCTCTTAAAGGCCGCCCAGTGCTCATTATGATGCATCAGCGCATCATAACTCTCCATTATAATCCCCACCGCAGCATCCGCCACCATCGGATGCACATGCTTCAGTCTTCGATTGCGCTTCCTTGCCACCTTACCATAAACAGCCTTCGCGGCCTCATCTCTACTGTTCATTGTCATCTCCTCCTTCCAGATCTTTATCCTGCACTACCATCGGGGGCACTCCCGTTCCCCGAGCCGCCAACAGATTAGACGTGCCCTTATATTTCGGATCAAACGCTGCAGACGGATGCCTCAGCTGATTAGGATGCCTCACAATCAGCTGGTCATGATTTCCGCCAATATCATTAATATTCTTCAACAGCAGCGAGTCATGTCCTTTCGCCCAGGCATCCTTAATAATCTTCGACATTACCGCCTTACTATACATAGTGCTCCCTTTCGTAGCACTCTTCCATTCCATAACCAGCGGATTGTCAGTCCTCAGCACATGCGGATTCAAATTAGCCCCATACAAATTCGCATTAGGTGCTCCCGGCTTTCCTTTCGCATTCACATCAGGATGAAAAAATAGTCCCGGCTCATAGTCCTTCGTAATCGGATCTTTATAACCCACAGCAGCCGAGTCCCACGAATACGGCCCATGAGGCGCAACTCCTCTCCACCAGACCAAATTATTATTCAGCGGTCCAAATCCCTGTTCCTGCATCCTCTGCGTCACAGACGCCTGATCCATCGGCAGTCCACTCGGATTAAACGGAAGTGTCTGCCCACTCGTCCCTGGCGCAGTCTCCATCGAATAAGCCGCCTTCCCCGTCACATTCGGATTATACGGAGCCATACTTGGCACTTCCAGCTTTGGCCACTTCTTCTCAAATACAGGAGCCAGATCATTCGCAGTAGCCCCACCTCCAAATCCCAGCGCCTGCTCAGGCGTCACCGGCGCAGACTTCACAGCTTTCGGCATTTTCGCTTTAGGCTGTTTCAAAGGAGGAGCAGCAGCCACACTCGGTTTAGTAAACTCGCTATCCAACGCCTCCCCTGTTGCAGATACCGGAGCCTGCGTTACACTACTCCCTAATTTAGCCGCCTCAGCTTCACCAGCAGCACCCACTTTCGCCAAAGAAGCCTGCGCCGCAGGCGAAACCGGCGTCTGCGGCGCAGGTATCTGCGGCTTCGGTTTAGCCGCCTCCTCCATCAGATGTTTAGTCGTCGCAAGCGCTGCAAATCCCTTCCCTGGTTGACTTTCCGGAGCCGACTCAAAAAACCTCTGCCCCCATGCCGGACCATTCGCAATCATCTCCTTCACCACCGAAGCAGTCTCCGGCTTCAGTGGTGGCTTGCTCTTTATCAGATTATCCAAATACTTCGCTGCACCGGGGTTCCATCCCGCTCCCACGCCAGTCTCACCTCCCGGCCCACCCATCATCGACGCCAGCGTAATCCCCGCCCCAGCATAATCCGCCCCACTTCCCCCCTCATTAAACTGGGGTACATGTCCCTCCCCATACATCGGCCCCACAAACTCTTGCAACGCATTAGGCACCGCCATCGCAGCCCGCTTAGCCTCCTCCCCCACAGCTGACCCAATCCTAGCAGGCATCGGATGTAGCGGATTACCCGCATATTCCGCCCAGTTCTCAGCATCACTCCCCGCAAACGTCCTCGCCAGCATCTTAACAATATTTGCTCCATGACGAGCGATCAAAGATCGCTCGTCAGGAGCAGGCGGCACAGCATCTGTCGGAATAGTCGCCGCTTGAGCAAGTTTATCCGCATTCGGGTCCGGCTGACCCTTCTGAAACTCACTCACCACTGGCGACGGAGTCTCACCCTTCTTGAAGGGATCATCATCAACCGGAGTGAAGTCAAAGAGGTCGAACACTAATAACCACCCTGCTGACCATACTTATGCACCTTCCATGGATCATATCCAATATTCTTAAATTGCAGTTGCGGAAACAAGCTCTTAATCAGCATATACCTCCACAGCTTCTGCATCATCGGATCTGACCCCAAGCCCGGCAACTGAAACTGACTGGGCGGCACTTGGGTCTCCGGCTGATTTTGTTCCGGCTTAGTTCCAGTTGGTGCAGCCACCGGCGGCGTCGCACCAGGCACAACCTTATCCGGATTGATCGCTGGCTGACTCACACCACCACCCAAATTCGGCGTCCCCTGATCATTCTTTTCGCCACTCGGCCCAATGCTCGTCGGCGGCGAAACCACCGTAGTAGTAGGCTTCGGCTTATCCTCAGTATTATCCGGATCAAACTTGGGCGTCGTAATACTCTTAACTGGAGGCCCCACAATCTTCCCATCTCCATCCGTCGCATAAATCCCATCCGGCCTCTGAATGTAAGGTCCACCATGGGGAGACATCTGTCCCGCCTTCGGCCCCTGCCCAAACTCCGGAGCCGGAGTCGTCGAAGAAGTAGGCGGCGGCTGCATAGCCCCAGCAATCAAATAAGGCTTAAATGGCTGTGGACCAGTATCGGGGGCAAGCCCCGATACTGGTCCAGGAGCAGCACCACCTTTTGTGGGCACGTTGGGCGCTAATGGACTCCCCGAAATAGCTTTAACGTACTCCGTGGTCTCACTTGGCATCGGCTTCCCAGTCAGTCCCACTCCACCATTGAGCCCCCCAGTCTTCAGCCACCGCTGTACATTCCCTGGTCCCCAATTATAGGCCGCCATTGCCAGCTGATCATTATTATTAAACATCGTCTTCATCTTAGAATAATATCTTGCAGCCCCATCAATACTCGACTTCGCATCATTCACATCCACTCCCTCATCCTTCGCCGTCGCAGGCATAAATTGTCCCAGTCCCTTCGCCCCTGCCGGAGACTGCGCAGTCGGAACAAATTGACTTTCCCTATAAATCAGCCTCGTTAGCGTCCCAGGATCAACCTTATACTGAGTAGCCGCCGAGTTCACCATATCCTTATACGGCGCTGCAGCCTTATCAATACTCACACCAGTCGGAACCCTCCCAGGTCCAGCTCCCGCACCTGGCTGCGCTACCGCCCCGCCCGGCGTATACGTCAC